AAATTACGCAAAAGAAGGTGAAAAAATACTCGATACACATTTAGGCTCAGGTTCAATTGCAATAGCGTGTCACGACTATAAATATGATTTAACAGCGTGCGAATTAGATAAAGAATATTTCGACAAATCAATGCAAAGAATCAATAACCACATAGCTCAACAAAAATTATTTTAACATATGAAATAAACAACAACATAACCATTCGGAGAATTTAAACTAATTAATCTTTTTTACTTTAAAATCATACACAATCCGAGAAAGTAACCACGTGAATAATAGTAACGTGGTTTTTTTATTTAACAAAACTTTAACATATTAAATGTAACACATAATGTAATTATTATTATATTTGAATATTATTTAAAACTAAAAAAATATAAATTATGACAACTCAGGAAATTAACACAAACATTGAAAGATTAGAAAACACTATCAAAATGAATATCTGGAATAAAGGATACGTTGCTAATTGCAGAGCTCAAATTAAAAACTATAATTTAATGTTGAAATAATGAAAGTTGAATTTAAAGGAATTACTCGTGATGGATTATTTATCACGAGTAATTCGATAATACAAAAAGAGATAAACAATGTTATTTATATTAAGTTAAATATAAAAGGACATTGGGTAAGTATTTTAAACGAATCTTTAGAAATGAAAATATTATGATGGTATCAAATAATCAAATAGAAGGAATTTCAAAAATTATAGATGGAGTATATACTATTTTAAATAGTAGAAAAAAGTTGCCATACGGAACTATTAATACTTTTAAAAATACAAAAGATAAAAGTATTATTTGCGTAATGACTAATTTTTATGACTTAAACGAATCTGAAAAATATGAAATAACAAAAGAAAGAATAAAAAGCTGTGTTTTGGAAATTTGGTACGGAAGTATTGCAGATTTTAAAGCTAAAACAATAATGGATTTTATTGAAAATAGTGAAGAAAATGAATTAAATACTTATAAAAAAGTAGTTACAAAAAAAGTTAAAAACACTATTTTAAAAGAGTTATTAATTAACATTGATTATTTTTCTGAAGCTATTAAATTAACTATATTTTAATAAATAACAATGTCTAAACAACAAAAACAAAAACCTTTCGATATTAAAGAGCTCGAAAAAGAATACCGTATATTATTACAGATCGATAAAATAAAAGCTAAGGAAATAAAGAAAAAAATCGATTATTTTAATTGGGGTATTGAATAAATGATTATATTTGTATTTGTATTGAAGTGAGACACGATACTAAACGAAAATATTATAAGAATCCTATTATTGACGCCTGTCTCACTTAACGGCTGATATAATAGGATTTTACTTTTTAATTAAATAGTTTATCCGTAGCTTGAAAACGGTTATTATTATGGCAAAATTTGAATTAAAGTTTTTAGACGAAAACAATAAAATGTTTATTGAAGTGAACAAAAAAACAATTGAGTTATTTAGTTGCAATAAAGATTTTATAGAAATTAATATAGGGGAATTTGAAGGTCAATCTATGTGGATTAATATTGATAAATCAACAGCTATAAAATTTTCAAAAACACTTCGCACCGAAATTAATAAAATTACAGAGTAATGAACGGTTACGAACTTTCAAGGAAATGGTTTGATTGGTCATTTGAAAATCCAGAAAAAATAAGTCCTAATCATTCAGCTTTATATTTTTTTGCGATTGAACATTGTAATAGATTAGGATGGCGTGAAAAGTTTGGTTTTCCTACCGAGATGGCAAAAGATGCAATAGGCATAAAATCATATACTACATACATTAAAACGCTTAATGACTTAGTGGATTGGGGTTTTATTAAAATGGTTGAAAAAAGTAAAAATCAATACAGTTCTAATATAATTGCCTTAACAAATTTTGATAAAGCACTTGTTAAAGCACTTGATAAAGCAATAGTAAAGCATGTGGTAAAGCAAGTGGAAAGCACGTGTGAAAGCATTGTGAGTATAGATAAACAAATAAACAATAAACTAATAACAAATAACAATGTTGAGTTTGAAAAGTTTTGGGATTTATATAATAAAAAAGTTGATTCTAAAAAGTGCAAGGATAAATTTATAAAACTATCTAAAAACGAAATTGATAATATCTTTGAAAAATTGCCTTTATACATTCAAGCAACACCCGAAATACAATACCGAAAAAATCCATTAACATGGTTAAACGGTAAATGCTGGGAAGATTCAATTATTAATAAAAAACCACAAAGCAATGAAGAACTTAACAACCTCACAACAGAAATCAGAAATAGCAACCCGAGAATTTAATTTAAAGAATAGTTTAGCGGTTGCATTTGAACGAACAAATACACCTCCATTTAATTTAGATAAATTAGTTAGCGATGTTTTAAGTGAATTTCCGAGAGTTTCAAATGAAGATATTACTTTAGCTTTGCGAAGTGGTTCTTTAGGAAAATACGGCAGGACATTTAAATTATCGACTCAAGAGATTTGTTATTGGATTAGAGAATTTCAAAAAAGTAAAACAAAAAAAAGTTTATTATGAGTTGGAAAAGTGATAATTCAGTAAAACGCATTTTTAACACGTTTAAACGATTAAAAAGCCAGATATTTAATCAAGATATCGAAGCGTTAAAACAATTGAATGACGAGCTTAATTATACGCAAAAATCGTATGTTGTAGATAATTTATTGTTTGCTAAATTACTTTGTTACGTTATAAACCAAAAACTACACGGCTGCAGCGATATTAAGACTGCAATTAGCCAGACAAATGGAATTTTAAAAGAGCCTTTAAATTATCATTTAGAAGTATTGAAAACGAATTTAAATAGCAATACAATACAAAATTATCTTTTATCGTTAGGTTTAGATTTAGAACATTTAAATCACGGTAAAAACGATAACGAAACTATTTTAAAAAGCAATCAAATTGAAATGATTGAAATTATAAAAAAGCAGTATTCGTTTGAAAGTATAGAAAAATCGTTTTACAATACCGCAAATGATTTATTAAAAGAAACCGAAAATTATATATAAAAATTAAAAATTAAAATTATGAAAAATGTAGATTTGTTTGGAGTAGAAATTCAAGAAGATGTTTTATTAAGAGATAAGTTTATAGAGCCTCCTTTTAGCATATTAGATACCAAAAGCGGTTCATGGCAACAAAGAAAAAAACAATGGAGTAAATTAGGAATAAAAAGCGAAGTAGGTAAGGACAGTGTGGTGATTAATATGGGAACTACAAATGTATCTAAAAACTCGGCTTCTTATGTTTCTATATTTGACCCGGCATTATGTGAAGTTTTATATCATTGGTTCTGTCCTACTAACGGTAAAATATTAGATTGTTTTGCCGGAGGTTCTGTTCGTGGAATAGTAGCTAATAAATTAGGGTTTAAATATACTGGTATCGACATAAGGCAAGAACAAGTTGATAGTAATAGAGAACAAGGATTAAATATATTAGACGTTAATAATCAGCCTCAATGGTATGTAGGGGATTCAAATGAAATTTTAGATGGATTTGCAAAAGATTTTGATTTTGTTTTTTCTTGCCCTCCTTATGCAGATTTAGAAGTTTATAGTAATTTACCTAATGACATATCAAACATGAATTATAATGATTTTATGATAGCCTATAAAAGCATTATTAAAAAGAGTTGTGATTTATTAAAAGACGGGTGTTACGCTTGTTTTATCGTTGGCGAAGTAAGGGATAAAAAAGGAAATTATATTGGATTTGTGCCAGATACTATTAATGCATTTATGGAGTGTGGAATGAAATTTTATAACGAAGCTATTTTGTTAAATGCAGTTGCAAGTGCGAGTATGAGAGCTAATGGAAACATGAAAACGGAAAAGTTAGTAAAAATTCATCAAAACGTATTGATATTTAAAAAAGTATAATTATGAGTTTAGATTTTAACGAATTAGAAAATAACAAAGTTGATGCTGAGATAATAGATTTTTTAGCAATACAAAATGAATGTTATGTAGATTTATCGGAAGAAATGATAGCTCCAGAGATTATTTTGTCAATTGGCGAGCATGAATATAAACAAAAAATGTATCCTACTGCCGTGATGACAGCTGGTGAATTTAGTGCAATTATAGCAGTTTCAAAAGCTAAAAAATCATTCTTAAAGTCTGCTTTTATTGGGTGCTATATTGGCGGAAATTCTAATGTTTTATTTGGCAACATTAAAAGTCATAGAGACCAAGATTTTACAATATTAGATTTCGATACAGAGCAGGGAAAGTATTACGCTCAAAGGACTTTTAGACGTGTTCAAGATATAACTGAAAGAAAGTATGATAATTATAAATGTTACGCAACACGACAATTGACATCATTACAAAGATTGCAACTAATTGATTATTGCTTAAAGAATCAGGATAGTTTATATAAAACGCCTGTAAAATTGGTTTCAATTGACGGAATAGCGGATTTAGTTGAAAATACGAATGATATTGTAATGTCAAAAGAAGCAAGCGATTATCTTATGCGATGGACTTATGATTATAACATACACATTACAACTGTAATTCATAAGTCGGGAACGACAGGAAAACCTTTGGGACATTTAGGAACTTATGTTTTAAAGAAAGCTGAAAGTGTAATTGAGTTGGAAGTGAATAATGATAAAACAATTAATGTATCAAATCCGTATAGTAGAGGGGTTTCGTTTGACTCTTTTAACTTTGATGTAAATAAAGATAGTTTGCCTTATTTAATCGAAGATATTTTTTAATTATAAAAAAACAAAAATTATGGTAGAAAGTTGGATTGACAATCAAGAAAGAAATGAAAATAAAACACCTAAAACTAAAAAATGTGATTGGTGTAAAAGCGCAAAAAATATTGAAGAAGGTTATTCAATAAAAGATTTAGAAACAAAAAAAGTATGGTTTATTTGTGGTAAATGTAATTTAGAACACGATGTAGTATGAATCATATTATAAAAATTAAACCATTAAGCGTAAACGAGGCTTTTAGAGGGAGGAAAATACGAACTATTAAGCATGATGTATTTATAAAGAATTGTTTGCTTTTACTGCCTTTAAAGTTAGAAATACCAAACAAAGAAAACATTAAGTTAGCGATTGAATTTGGATTTAGTTCTAAGGCAAGCGATATAGATAATTGCTGTAAATCTTTCATAGATTGTTTGGTAAAAAAATACGGAGTTGATGACAGATTTATTTATGAGCTACACGTTTTTAAGGCTATAGTAAAAAAAGGCGAGGAGTATATTAAGTTTAAAGTTTATTAAAATAAATTTGCTTCTTAAATTATAATTATTTAAATTTGACTTTCATAATTAATAATTTTTACCCCTTTTAAAGTTTGGTTAGTGCTTTTTAAGGGGTTTTTTAAAATAAAAATATGTTAGAAGAACTTGCAAAGAAAGATGAATACTGGAGAAAGGTAGCAAATAATATTTGCAAGGATAAAATGTTAGCTGATGACTTGGTTAACGATATGTATATTAAATTATATGATTCTGAAAAACAAATAAATGATTTTTACGTTATTATAGTGATTCGTAATCTGTTTTTAGACCACGTAAAAAAATCAAAACAAAAAGTATCTTTAGATTTATTTTTTAATCTTTCAAGTAATAATGAAGTTTTAGAATTAAATGATTATGAGGTTGGATTATTAGAAGATTGTAATAAATTAAGTTATTTACAATTAGGATTGCTTAGTGAGTCTTACGATTTATCGATTCGAGAAATTGCAGACAAGTATAAATTTATAGATTACGGTTTAATTTATAGAGAGTTAGATAAAGCAAGAAAAAAAGTTTTAGGAAACGATATTGATTTATATAAAAATAAACGTTTAAAATGGCAAAAGTAAAAAGAAGTAGAGGTTTAGGCGATACGGTTGAAAAGATTATTCACGCAACAGGATTACAAATATTTGTTGAGGGTAAAGATTGTGGGTGCGATAAACGAAAAGAAAAGCTAAACGAGTTATTTCCTTATCGATTTAAAGCACGATGTTTGACAGAGGATGAATATAATAGTTGGAAAGATTTCAAATCAATACGAACGCTTACAATAAGCAAAGAGCAAGTAGATTATGTTTGTGAATTATACGCAAGTGTATTCGATAGGCAATTATGGTTTCCATGCGTATCGTGTAGTCCTAAGCCTTTGATAAGTATGATTGATAAATTAGATAAAGTATTTGATAGTTATGAGTAAAAATATTATATTTAAGATTCAAATATTATGGGTGGTATTTATATCAACATATATAATTATAAAAATACTTAATGAATAATCAATTTTTTTCAAATGGAAAAGACTAAAGGAGGAGCAAGAGAGGGAGCAGGACGTAAAAGCAAGGCGGAGGAGCAAGGATTAATTGAGAAACTTACTCCATTAGAGCCTATGGCATTTAAGGCTCTTACAGACGCTATAAATGATGGAAAAGATTGGGCGGTTAAATTATTTTTTCAGTATAAATTTGGAATGCCTAAACAAACGATTGATAATAAAGTGGAGGTTTCTAACTTTGATATTAAAGATGTGATTAAATTTGATAACTCTAAATAAAAAATATTCATGTTTATTTGAAAATGATACCCGTTATTTCATAATAACAGGAGGCCGAGGTTCAAGTAAATCTTTTGGGGTTGGTACTTTTACCAGCCTTTTGTCGTTTGAATCAGGACATAAGATTCTATTTACAAGGCAAACTATGACAAGCGCGCACCTTTCAATTATACCGGAGTTTCAAGAAAAGATTGATTTATTAGAATTGAATGATTTTTTTGAAGTAAATAAATCAGAAATCAAAAATAAGAAGTCAGGGAGTGAGATAATATTTAAAGGGATAAAGACTTCAAGCGGTGACCAAACGGCAAATCTAAAGTCTTTGCAAGGAGTTACTACTTGGATATTAGATGAGGCAGAAGAACTAATAGACGAAACCGTATTCGATAAGATTAATTTATCAATAAGACAGAAAGGTAAACAGAATCGGGTTATACTTATTTTAAACCCAGCTACTAAAGAGCATTGGATTTATAGAAAATTCTTTGAGCAAGAAGGAATAACTGAGGGTTTTAATGGTGTGAAAGGGAATGTGACTTATATACATACTACTTACTTGGATAACTTAGCTAATTTAGACGAGTCTTTTTTAGATGAAGTTGAGAGAGTTAAGAAAAATAATCCTAAAAAATATCAACACGTTATACTTGGCGGTTGGTTAGATAAAGCCGAAGGTGTTGTATTTACTAACTGGAAGTTCGGAGTATTTAATCCTGATAATTTACAAACTTCATTTGGTCAGGATTATGGATTTAGCATAGACCCTACCACACTTGTTGAAGTTGCTATTGACAAAAACAAAAAGATAATTTATGTTAAGGAGCATTTATATAAACCTAAACTTACCACGTCAGAAATAGCGCATATAAACAACTCTATATGTGGTAATAGGTTAATAGTTGCCGATAGTGCCGAGCCTCGTTTAATTGACGAATTAGAAGGTAAAGGATGCAGAATATTAGCAACGACAAAAGGAGCTGGTAGCATTTCTGCAGGTATTGCTTTGATGCAAGATTATGAAATAATAGTTGATGGCGAAAATATAGGTCGTGAATTAAATAATTATGTTTACACGGATAAAGGCTCTAAGTTATTTTGTGATAATTGGAATCACGCTATTGATGCAATAAGATATAATGTATCTTACAATTTAAGCGGAGGTTTTAAAGTAGAGATACGCTAATAACAAAAACGTTAAATTAAAGTTTTAAAAGTATGAAAATTATTTTACCAGAATCGATAAACGATATAACTCTTTTTCAATTTCAACAGTATGACGAGCTATTGAAGCGTGAAGATTTAGACGAGTATAATTTCAATAAAAGAAAGATTCAAATATTTACAGGAATAGAGCGTAATAGAATTGATTTAGTCGGTTCAGTTGACTACAAAATGATATTAAATCAAATTGATTTGGCGCTTAATCAAACAGTTGAGTTTAAGCCTACGTTCTTTATCAAAGATGTTGAATTTGGTTTCATTCCTAATTTTGATAATATTACACAAGGGGAGTTCATAGATATAAGTACACATGGAGCAAGTGTTGAAAGTATGCATAAGTTAATGGCTGTTTTATTTAGACCTATTAAAAACAAAGATATACTTGGGAACTATGATATAATAAAATACAAAGGAACTAAGCAATATTCTGATATAATGAAACATATGCCTTTGTCAATTGTTAATGGTTCACTTGTTTTTTTTTCGAGTTTAGCGAACGAATTAATCAGTTATACCCAGAAATATATGATTCAGGAACCAGCGAGGGAAAAACAGCAAACGATTATTTCCAAAAGTGGGGGTGGTATGCTACAATTGAGGAGTTGGCTAAAGGAAAAATTTGGAAGATAGACACTATTTTAAACAAAAATATTCACGAGGTGCATTTATTTTTAGCTCACAAAATAGATAAGCAGAAATTAAAACATAAGATAATGACTAATAATACAAATACAATCGAATTATAATGAATCAACTATCGCAATTATATTTATATATTAAACAATTAGCGGAGTCTAATAGTTCGGTCAATACTGTTTTAAAGACTACCGATATTGATTTAAAGAAAGAAATAATGTATCCTTTGGTTAATATCAATATAGTTTCTGGAGGCTTTACAAATGGTCAAACAGTCAACTTTAATGTTGAAATAGCTTGTTTTAGCCAGCGAGACATAAACAAAAAAATTAATGAAGATAATTTTTTCAATAACGATAACGAAATAGATAATCATAATCTTTGTATATCGGTTTTAAATAGAATGTGGACTCAAATGTATACTGATTTTGAAGATAATAATATTACATCAAGCGAAAACCCATCTTTTGAATTAGGTTCTTTTGAGGGAGCTAAATTAGTTGATGGAGCAAGGTTAAACTTTACGGTAGAAGTGCCTAATATTGAACTATCATTATGTCAAACGGTGTAGTTAATGAGTTAGAAAAGTTCGGTAAGTATGTTAAGCAACAGGCTAAGTCAAACTTATCTAAAAGAAAAAAGAAAGACACAAGTGCTCTATATGACGGAATAGAATATAAAGTAGTTCATCAGGATAAGACTACAACACTAACGTTTAGCTTCGGTAACGCTCAGAATTATTGGGAGTTTGTAGATAAAGGTGTTAAGGGCGTTAATAGTTCAGCTAAATCTCCGTTAAGCCCCTTTAAGTTTGGTACTGGCACTGGAAAAAGTGGAGGTTTAACATCTGGTATTAACGGTTGGGTTTCAAGAAAAAGAATACAATTTAAAGATAAAAATACAGGAAGATTTTTGTCTTATAAATCAACTTCTTTTTTGATTATTAGAAGTATTTGGAATAAAGGATTAGCAACAACAAACTTTTTTACAAAACCATATGAACAAGCTTTTCAAAGATTACCTGATGACATATACATGGCTTATTCTTTAGAAGTTGATGAGAAATTAAAAATAGCACTAAAATTATGATTAAAAGTTTATCGCCTTATTATATAACGATTCCATTTACAAGTCCTTTGACAAGCGCTATTTGTAGCGTATATACTTTGCAAGTGTTTATTTGGAACGGATTGAAAGCCTCAGTACCTACCGAACCAGTTTATTCTATTACAAAAAAGAATCCGACAAACTCAGGGGGTAATGACAAGATAAACATCGCAAGGTTAGTGAATGATTACATTGATTTCATGCCACAAGAAATGAGCGTAACTGGTGTTTATAACGGGAATAATCAAGCTTGGGTTAAAACTCAAGTAGTTTACACGACTGAAAACGAAAGCGATTTAAACGTTATTCAATTACCTAACACATCATTATTATCACGTGGTTATGGTTACGGATTGGATGGTGAAAATGCGCAAAGTAATTCTGTTTTATTGTCTGGAACTGAATTTAAAGTTGACAGAAACGGGTTCTTTTGCTTGCCATTAATGGTTAGTGAATCTTTATCCTATACAGTAACTGTTAAATCTTATCCTATTAATACATTAGATTATACCGTTACAATTGGAAGCACTACTAATAGTTCAAATCTATTTAAAAACATATGGGTTAATGTTATTGAGTGTTTGGACGATACCGAAATAGAAATAAATATAGCCGAGTTAGATTATACTTGCACATTATTAGTTCAAGACGAATGTAGATATACACCTGTAGATATAGCCTTTCAAAATAAAGAGGGCGCATTGCAAATACTTACATTTTTTAAAGCAAGTACCGAAAGCATGAGTACTACAAGCGAAGAATACGAAAACGACAGAGGGCAACCAAACGTAGGTTATCATCAATATGTTACGTATAACGTACAAGGTAAAAGTAAGTTTAAAATCAATAGCGGATTTGTTGATGAAAGTATAAACGAGTCTTATAAACAATTACTTTTATCTGAGAAAGTTTGGAAGCTCGAAAGCGTTGGAAATTATATCCCTTTGAAATTAGCGACTAAGTCTTTTGAGTATAAATCAAGACAAAAAGATAGGTTAATTAATTATGAGTTAGAATTTGAGTACGCATTTAATGAAGTAAACAATATATAAATGGTAGTTAAACTATACATTGGGAATGACGACTTAGATAGGTTTAAGGATGAGTCAATAGAAATTAATAGTTCTATTGCTAATATTAACGATATTACAAAAAACACTACCGATTATTCACGCTCTTTTACCGTTCCTGCTACTAACAAAAACAATCGTATTTTTAAACATTACTACGATGCTAACATAGATAATTCGTTCGATGCGAGAGTTAAACAAGAAGGACGTATAGAGTTGGATGGCATACCTTTTAAGTATGGAAAATATAGATTGGATAAAGTAAGCGTTAAGCAAGGGCGACCTTATGCGTACACACTTACATTCTGGGGTAATTTAGTTTCGTTAAAAGATACGCTTAAAAATGATGAGTTAAGTTCTTTAGACTTCTCAGAGTTTCAGCACACTTTTAATCCTGCAAACGTAAAGACTGGTTTAACTTCAAGTTTGTTTTCTGGAAATTTAATTTATCCTTTATTCGTTAAAAAGCAATTGTATTATGATTCGTCACAAGAGGGAACTAATACGGATAAGTTAGCTAATATATCATACTTGCCTTTAAGCGCAAATACTGGTTTGAAATGGAATGAGTTACGACCTGCTTTAAGATTATTAAATGTAATAGAAGCTATCGAGACAAAATACGGTGTAACTTTTTCACGTGATTTTTTCGGACGTACTGATTTTACAGAATTATTTATTTGGTTAAATAACGATTCGAGTTTAATCAATACACAAAATAATAAGGTTAGAATTGACTTCACCAATACAGGCAGTATCGACGGGAGAGGTGGTGTGGTGGACATAGCAGAGGATACATTTGTAGCAGGTGGCAAAAGGATTTATTCCCGTATCATAATAATGCCAGCCTCAGGATATGAAACCGTAAAGTACAATATTGAGCATACAATAGACGGAAATTTAGCTGGTGGTTTTAGTCAAAATTCAAATGAAGACACATTTTATTTTGACATAGAAAGGAACACAGGGCAAAAACATTCGTGGTATATTTCAGCAAATCAGGAATTTAAGTTTACAAGTAAGTTAGTGATTGTATTTAGATATGAAAGTTATATAATGTCTGCTACGTTTCCACAGCAAACAATTACAGGACAGTTGCAAGTAATTAATAACTTACCTAAGATAAAAATAATTGATTTCTTAAACGGCTTGTTTAAGATGTTTAAATTAGTTGTAATTGCTGACGAATACAATAATATTTATGTTGATACTTTAAAAAGCTTTTATTCTAAAGGTTCAATTTGGAATGTTTCTAAATACATAAATGATAATTCAATAGATATCGAAAGAGGTTCGTTATTAAACGAAATTAAGTTTAAGTTTCAAGAGCCAAGCACTATTTTAAATAAGCAATTTAAAATAAATACAGGCTTACCTTACGGAGACGAAGAAACCATCTTAACGGATGACGGTACGGCAACTGGCAAGCCATTAGACGGGGAAAGTTTGTCTTATGAGTTGCCTTTCGAGCAAATTGTCTATGAAAGATTAATCGATTTAAAAGACAATATCAATACTAATTTAATGTACGGAGGCATATTTGATGAAACAATTACACCAGTTAACCCAAAAGTACATTTATTTTACAACGTTTCAACAGCAGTAGGAGCAAAAACATTAGGCTTTATAAATGACATCGGAGGCAAAGAGTTAATTAACGGAAGTGTAAACATAGCAAGCCACTCAATAGACTTCATTAACCCGCAATACAACTTAGTTTTTGGCATAGAAAATAACGAATGGAACGGTGTGGCGTCGGAAAATACGCTATACAAAAATTATCATAAAGACTATGTAGATTCTGTCTTTAATATTAAGAGAAGAAACTTTAAATACAAAGCTATTTTACCGCTAAGGATATTAACTCAATTAAAATTAAACGATGTTTTACAGATTAAGAACGATTATTATAGAATCGATAATTACAATATCAATCTTTTAAGCGGTGAAGTATCTTTAAATTTAATTAATTCTTTTGATAATACTATTAACGGATTTAATGCAAATGTAAACGTATTATATGCCGATTATAGAGCGCAAACTCAAACGGTGACAATAACAAATCTTACGGGATATAGTTATATAATAGAGTCGGGAACTTGGCTTTCAATTACAAGCTCAGGCGATAATGTTTACTTTGCATTTGAAGAAAATAATACAGGGGCAACACGCTCAACAAATGTATCTATTACAAACACAAGTACGTTACAAGTGATTGATATATTTTGCCAACAAGCACCAAGAATAGTAACAGCGGATAACAACATAATAACAGCGGATAACGATATAACAACAGCAGACAATGGCTAAACAAACAATAGGAATAGGCACTACAGCAGGCGACGGGACAGGAGATGCGTTAAGAGTTGCTTTTGATAAAGTTAATGACAACTTTGATGAAGCATATAACTTTACTGGATGGGAACAAATAACAGATACAACCTATACAAGTGGTTCGCCTTTAGTTATTTTATCGGGTGTTACTGGTAAAATATTAACAGGAACTACAACTAAGATTCAAACTCAATTACCTACAGGTGTTACAACTTTTTGGAATGAGACAACTGATAAATTGTTAGCGGTAAATAATGGCGATGCGTTTACTTTGTCTTTAAGATTTAAAGCTAAAATGAATGTAGCAAGCGGTTTGGCTGATATCGATATTAATATTGGAGGTTCTTTGGGTGCAATTTCAAACGAAACCATTTTGTTTTCTAAAGGTTCTGGTGTGGAGCAAAAGTTTGATATAGATTTAAGTTATTTTACGGGAACTACTTTTATCGCTAACGGAGGCTCAATTGAAGTAACTCCCGTTAATGGAGATGTAAGTATTTACGATATTGTTTTAGTAATAATTAGAACACATAAAGGAAAATGATAGCTGAAATTATAACACTATTACAGTCGCATACTTTTTACGGAGCTGGCGAATTTACAGAGATAGCAAAAGGAAAAAATGAAACCGATAACTTCTTTAGAAAAATAAAAAGAGCATGGCACTTGAAAAGCAAATAAATATAGTTGTTAAAGAAACTGGCTTAGATGCGGTTCAAAAGCAAGTAAACAAGTTAGATAATTCCTTAGAAGATTTAAGCAAGACAAATTCAAACGTTGTTAAATCAATGGGCGATAGTTCAAATGCTGTTTTAGATAATGGCGGAGCTATGGGACTGCTTAACGATGCTACGGGAGGACTTGCTATGACTGTAAAGGATGCGGTCGAGGCTTCGGTGTTATTTACTAAAAGCCAAAAATTAGCGTCTATACAACAGGCTATTTATTCTACAGTTGTGGGAACGTCAACAGGCGCAATGAAACTATTCAGGATTGCTTTAGTTGCTACAGGAATAGGTGCTTTGGTTGTTGGTTTAGGTTTGCTAATTGCAAACTTTGACAAGGTTAAAAAAGTAGTTTTAAATTTAATTCCGGGACTTGCAAATGTAGGTGAGTTTGTAGAAAATTTAGTAAACGGCTTTACTGATTTTATAGGAGTCACAAGTGAAGCCGAAAGAGCATTAGCAAGTTTAACAGAACAAGCGGACAAGTCTTTAGCTATGAATAAAAAGTTTTTAGCTGAGGAGGGAGACTTGGTTAATAAATATACAAAGGCTAAAATAGATGCTAAGAATGCCTATAACGAAGCGATAAAAGAAGAGGGGGCAAATCAAAAGAAACTTGCCGAGAGATTAAATCGAGAGTTATTAGCTATTGATAAAATGCATAATGAAGATTTAGCTAAAGAGCGAAAAGATAAGCAAGATAAGATTAATGAAGAAAATAAAAACTTATCAGAAAAAGCAAAAGCTGAAAGATTAAAAGCGCAAGAAGATGAAAAGAAACGTTTAGAAGATGAGGCTAAATTAAAAATTGATGCTCAAATGGAGTCTGCTAAAAATGCAATGGCTATTGTGGATGAACTTAATAAAAATATAGAAACGCCAGCGCAAAAAGAGCAAAGAGAATACGAAGAAAAAAAAGCTGTTTTAGAAGAAAATAATTTGTCTACTGAGGAATTAACGGTTCAACATATAGATAAAATGTTTGCTATAAATGAAGAGGCAAGAATAAAAAAAGAAGAATCAGATAAGGCATCAAAAGAGAAGCAACTCGAAGAAGAAAATAAATTTAATAATAATTTATTACAAGCCGAAGAAAGTTTAAAAAATGCAAAGTTAGACGCTGCTAATTTTACAACTCAATTAATAACTCAAATAGCAGGAAAAAATAAAGCGGTAGCAATAGCAATGTTAGCTGTTGAAAAAGGACTTGCAATAGCTCAAATAGTTTCAAGCGCTGGTAAGTCAATAGCAAATGCAACTGCTAATTTAGCAGCAGTTCCTGCTGTTATTGGAGTTGTTCCAAATCCAATGTATGCAGTTCAAGCAGCGGCTACTGTAAAAGGAATCGCAGCTACTAAAATAAGTGCTGGAATATCAATAGCGTCTATACTTGCTCAATCAATAACGAGTGCAAAAGGTATGGTTGCTTCTGGAGATTCTGGAGGTGGTTCTTCAGGTTCTACACCAAGCGCACCATCTTTCAATTTAGTACAAGGCACAGGAACAAATCAAATAGCACAAGGATTATCACAACAAGGCGCACCAATTAAAGCTTATGTAGTTAGTTCCGATGTAAGCACTTCGCAAAGTTTAGATAGAAACATAGTAAGTGAAGCATCACTTGGTTAACAAAAATGTAACAATAACAAAGTAATTTAGTTTAATTATAAATAATAAAAATATGAAAGCAGAAGAAATAAAATTAGCGTTTGAAACGAATGTGCAATTAACATTAATTGACGATGTAAACAACGCTTTTGCAAAAGGTTTGTCTTTATCGGATGTAAGTAAAGCTTTGATTAATGCACAAACAAATGTAAAAAGCGCAATTGGAATGTATGAAACTGCTTTGAAGTTTGCCGAAAAAGGAACGGTATCTGCTAAAGAATTAGGGGCAACCGACACAGTTTCATTATTAGCTAAAAAATCTGATATGATTAGTGGGGCAAAAAAATCAGCAGAATCGGTTTTATCGAGCATCGGCTCGGCTTTAAGTAATATTTAATTATGAAAACGTACCAAGCAAAATATAATCCACTTACAAATAAAGGAGTTTACGGCATTTCTTTAGTTGAGAATCCAGCAATGGAGGGGTTATTTGTGGCTTTGTCTAAAGATGAAAAAGTAGAGTTTAAGACAGTAGATGAAGAACAACGTATATTAATGGGTTTGGTTTTAGAACCCAATAAGCCAATATACAGGAATCAAAACGGTGAGGAATTTAATATAGTTTTCAATGAGCAAACTATCAAAGAATTATCATACGGTTTTTTTAAAAACAATTCGCATTCTAACTCAACTATCGAGCATTCATTAGATAAAAAAATACAAGGCGTTACTTTTACCGAAAGTTGGATAGTTGAAAATCCAACAAATGATAAAAGTAATAATTTTGGTTTTAGTTATCCAAAAGGTAGCTGGGTTGCTGTTATGAAAGTTGATAGCGAAGAAGTTTGGAATGATTATGTTAAGACTGGCAAAGTACAAGGTTTTAGTATTGATGCGATGCTTAGTTTAGAAGAAGTAAATTTAAAATCAAATATAAATATGAGCGAACAGGCAAAAACAAACTCTCTTTTAGAGAAGATTTTACTTGCTTTCAGTCCTGCAAAAACCGAGATAAAACTTGGCTCGATGATGCTTGCGGATGGAAGTGTTAAAATTGAATACGAAGGCGAAGAAATGAAAGCGGGTGACGCTATTTGGGTAACCGCAGACGACGGCACAAAAGTACCCGTACCCGTTGGAGAGCATCCAATGGAGGATGGAAGTATTTGTGTTGTAGAAGTTGAAGGAATTTGTAAGGAAATGAAGCCAGCAAGCGAGCCTCAAGGAGAACCAGCACCAGCGCAAGATTTGGCAAATGAGGGAGACGGTAAAGTTTCTAACGATGCTAAAATTGCAAGTGAAATCGAAAGCGCTATTAAATCAATTCTGATTAAATATAGCGAACAATCTAAACAGATTAAAGATTTACAAAGTCAATTAGCCGAATTGTCAAAACAGCCAGCGAGCAAGCCAATTAACGGCACGCCTGTTCAAATTGACTTTTCAAAACTTACTAATTTTCAAAAATTGAAGTATAATAGAGGCGAAAGTATTAATTAAATAAATAAAAAAACATGGCAATAAGCTTTTCGGGAACTAAACTCCCACAATCAGAATTAGCAGAAATTCAAAAAGAATTATACTCAAATTGGGGTACGTTCAGAGATATGGACGTTGATATTCAAGAAAATCACAAATCAGGAACGGAAGTTTACGAAAGTAAAGTATCTGTTAATATGGCTGCTTATTCAAGTGCCGCTATTACAGCTGGTTCTGATGTGTTGAAAGTTGACAGAACACCTGTTGTAACAACAAAAGTTCAATTTAAAGACGTTATAGACTATAATACTTTACTTGACACAAGATTTGAGAGAAGTATGGCACAAGGGGCTTTTAACCTTGTATCTACTGAATTTGACAATGCAGTACTTCAAGACATTACGCCTGCTATTTCTCAGGCTATGGAAAATGCGGTTTGGAATGGTGCAACTTCAGCACAAAAAACAGCTATTGCTGCTTTAACTCCAAATGCAGCACAAGGTTCTATTTCAGCAGGAGCGCAAACATTAGCGGCAGCAATGCCAACTGCTTTGTTTAACTCTTTGCCAGCAACTATTTTATATAATTATTCTCAATCAAAAGGCACTCCGGGTGCTGGATTAGGCGATTATAAAAAAGTACTTAGTATTTCAGCTATTACAAGCGCAACAATTGCTGCTGAATACGGTAAATTATACGCACAAATCGACCCTATTGTTATTGCAGACCTAAACAATCAGCCAGTTATTTACGCACCTTTAGCGCATAGACAATTGATGAGAATTGCAAACAATGCAGTTGGAGCAGCTCAACAAATAAACTTTTTATTTGATAGCGATAAAAACGATGCTAAATGTTACTATAATGGTATTGAAGTTAAATTCAAACCTTTAGTTGGATTTATGATTGCTTCAAACCCTAAATACTTGAAAGTATTAATGGATTTAGCTTCTGACATGAGTGTATTGGAGACTGGACAAATGGCAAATGGAGCAGAGCAAATGTACTACTCAAACGTACAAAATATTGCTACATGGGTAACTAATCAAAGATATATAGTTCTTTACGGAGGATAGTATGTTAACAAGTAACAAGGGCGGTTTAGTTATCGCCCTTAATTTAAACAAATAATTATATGGCTTGTGATATTACAGCAGGACGTGATAAGGCTTGTAAACAAGGTTTAGGAGGATTAGGCAAACTATATCTTTTTAATTTTGTAGAAAATCCTTTCACAGTTACGGCAGGGGTTGCAACAGCGATTAATCCACTCCTTACAACAGTCTTTGAGTATGAACTTGAAGGAGACGGAAACAATGTAGCTGAGGCTTTAGTATCTGATAGAAATTCAGGCACATCACTAAACACTCAAACACTTACGGTTGTTTTAAAGAAAATCGATGCAGTTACTTCGGCACAAATGAACTTGTTAGCTTACGGTTTCCCTATGGCAGTCGTAAAAGACAGAAATGGAATTTTCCACGCTATCGGAACGGATGACGGTATTGATTTTACAGTAGCTCAATCTACTGGAGGCGCAAAAGGTGACTTAAACGGATACACTCTTACAGGTGTTTCGACTACAGGTTCTTTGTCTCCGAAGTTAGACGCTACAACCGTGACAGCATTTTTGGCTTTGGTTTAGTATTTTTTCATTTTTTTTAGTTTTAATTAAACCTCTTTCGTAACAAAAAGAGGTTTTTTTTGTTTTTAATTATATGAAAGTAGTAAATCCAAACGATACAGAACATTTAATCGTAATCATACCACGTTATTATACCGATGGCGTTTTAGATTTATATCTATATAATGAAGCGACTCAAATAGAAACATTAATAACACCTATTTATGTAACGCAAAACGGTATATTGACTCTTACTTTTACTTTTACATTTAATAAAAACGATAAATACCAGGTAAAAATAACCGATGCAAATGGGATAATTTACAGAGATAAAATATTTGCGACTTCACAAGATACGCAAAATTTCAAAGCAACAAACGAACTATACTTTTATGAGTAACGATATAAGATTATTACAATTAAGCAACTATGTACGACCTAAATTAGAAGAAAATAAATCTAAAAACTGGGTTTTAAATGGTAAACAAAATTCTTTTTATCAATACGTTATTGATAGGTTTAACGGTTCTCCAACTAATAGTGCAATTATAGATTCGTATTGTAATTTAATTTATGGTAACGGTTTGCGTTCTAAAAATGTAAATACAAGCGCTTGGATTAACTTAGTGTCTGTATTTAGTTCTAAAGAATTACGTAAAATTATTTCTGATTTTGAATTGTTCGGAGAAGCGTCTTTTCAAGTTATCAGGGCAAAAGATAAAAAAAGTCTGGGCGCTATTTATCATATACCTAAACAACAAGTTGTGCCTTGTTTAGAAAATGAAGAGGGATTAATAGAGGGTTACTGGCATTCTAAAGATTGGGGTAATCCGCAAAAATACACGCCCACTTATTATCCTGCCTTTGGGACTTCAAAAGAAGATATAGAGATTTACTGTATTAAACCCTACAAAGCAGGTAAAAACTATTTTTCCGACCCTGATTATTTAAGTGCTTTGCCTTATGCTGAAATGGAGGAGGAGCTTGCAAACTTTTATATTAATTCTATTAAAAAAGGTTTAAGTGCTGGTTATATTATAAACATTCCTGATGGTGGTACTTTGACACCTGAACAAAAAGACGAGTTAGAACGCAAGATTAAAGGCAAATTAACGGGCTCACCTAATGCAATGAACTTTGTAATTAGTTTCAATGGTAGAGATGCTGAAATTACTATTATACCTTTTCCTGTAAATGATGCTCAGCATAAACAATGGGAGTATTTGACAGGCGAAAGCAGACAGCAAATAATGACTGGTCACAAAGTCGTAAGCCCTAAATTATTCGGTATAATGTCAGACGGTGGCTTTGGAAACAATGCTAATGAATTAGACGAAGCAGAAGCTCAATTAATGAAACGAGTTATACAGCCGAAACAAAGATATATAACCGAAGCGTTAGAGGAAGTTTTGAGTTTTTATAATATCAATTTAGACTTATATTTCGTTCCTTTGACAGAGCAAAAATCTATCGCCATGCATTCTCATGACGAAAAAAAAAAGTTTAAATTAGACGAGTATGGCGAAGATGAAGATTTAGAAAATTATGAGTTGATAGATGTTAGTCCGGTTGATTATGATAAAGAAGATAAACTTGAATTAGCAAGCGTAAGTAGCGGAACTGCTATACCGAATGCAAAATCAAAATGGGATACTGATTATTATATTTATCGTTATAGATACGCAGGCAATGCAAATCCTGAGCGTGGTTTTTGTAAAGAAATGATGCGAAGAAATAAGATTTACAGACGTGAAGATATTGAATTGATGGGAGAAAGAAATGTAAATCCAGGATTTGGAATGCACCCAACGCCGAACGAACCTTATTCTATTTGGAAATATAAAGGAGGCGGTTTGTTAAGTGCTAATTTTACAGGAGGAACTTGCAAACATTATTGGGAAAAATTAACATACAGAACAATAGGAGTAAAAGTAGATGTTAATAATCCTAAAAACAAACCAAAAGAAAGTAGAGCATCGGGAATAGCGGGAATAGCACCACATGACATTTAAAACTATGGAATTATTATTTATTACACCACAAGAAATGACAAGCTCAACAATATTGAGCGGAAATACAGATACGGATAAATTTTTGTTTTGTATTGCAAATGTGCAATTAACAACGATTGAACCTTTACTTGGAAGTGAGTTATACGATAAGATTATTGCTGAT